CAAAAGTGCCGTATAAAGTAATCAGAACGTTTTTGTCGGCGTATGCTGTTTGTGCGACAGATGTGAATGAATCGCATAGGGATTCTATCAGTTTCCCATTTCCTTCACCCACCGGCAAAGACATTTCGTCAATATATGCACACATAATAGGATATAAGTCAGAATGAATCATCCTGCTTGTTTTATCCAAAGTTACGTTGTTTGATTGAAGTAATAAGTATTTTTGGCTATCGCCACAAAAGATTTTAATAAACATTTTCTTTCTCCTTGTTTGTATGTTTGTCTATTTATCTTGAACAAGTCGCCTTGTTCGTTGTTGTTATACCATATTTTGATATAAATGTCAATACCCACCCCGTCAACATTTGGAAAAGGTACTCCGATAGGTGGTCATAATAATTCTTTTATTGCTTCTTCTATCTCTAGTATTGGAAGACCTTGTGTTTCTAATGAACAGAAAAGACCACAGTCCGGTATTTCTAGGTCTGTGTGATTGCCATCTGTCTGTCTAAGGTCTTTCAGGTAGAGTGGTTTTCCGTCTTTTTTAAGAACTGTATGGTGGGTTTGTTCTTCCACCTCACTTGTTTTCCAAAATACATCTGGGAAGTCTTTGCGTATTTTATTCCAGTATCCCATACCACCTTTAAAGCAACCTATACAGTTATTGTTGTGATAACCTAGTTTGTACATAGCAGGCAGTTCTATTGAATGCTTTTTAAGTTCAAGAAGACAGTCTTGCTTGTTCCATTTCTTTTCAATGAGAGGAAATACTACATTAGGGGTTTGTTGTTGTTTCCAGCGCAATGCTCTGTTCACCTCGTGGAGAGTGTATTCAAAACCCATAACGTGATATACCTGCTGACCCTCATATAGTGGCATAATTTGTTTTTGGCGGACTTCTTTTTTGAGATATTTTGTGCAAGGTGCTCCATAGGGTGTATTGAATAACTCTTTCTTTGCAATATCGAGTGGGCATTTGAATTTATTGCTTCTGGCTATTCTAATTGGGTGCTTATACCAGTTTTGGCAAGATTCAATGAACCGTAGATTATCTGGGTGCGAAGCCCCTGTTTCAATATACCATAAGTCAACGTTTTCTTTGCCATACTTATCTAAAGCTAGCTTGCAAGCAACAGCAGATGTTGAACCACAAGAAAACCAACCTATATACTTCATTTACCCTCCAATCGCAACTCTAATCTTGATAAGCTCGAACAGAATAAGAAGAAACACCAAAAGAAAAACGTTTCCTCCTAACATACCACAGATGAGCAAACCAAGTGCATAACATATATATGTAATCCAAACAGTCATTTTTCCTCCTTGTTAAATATTTTGTTCCATTTGTCATCAGGGATGTCTGTATATCCCATTGTTTTACGTTCAGATGTAGTAAGGTCACCATTTATGTCCTTGTATTTCTCATCTTCGGGTGTCCAGTCATCTGGGACGTGCTTGTACCGTGTGTGGCAACCATCTTTTATCTCTACCATCTTCATTTTACTGCCCTTTTCAAATCTTTGTTCAACTGCCTAGCTGATTTTAAATGCTGACCAACCCTATACAGAGCACTTTCTATCGTCATACTGTGCTTAATGGTCATTCTGATGAGATAAATCGCATCAAGAAAGCCTTGAAAGTAATCATCATCTGACATTTTTTCTGTTTTTACCATTTGTTAACCTTTTGTTAAGTATTTTTTCTTGATTTGGCATACCCGAGCAGTGGTAATACCTAGTTCTTTGGCTATTTGGCGTGTTGTAAAGCCTTCTTTGTCAAGTTTTAACACCATTTCTGCTCTTTTTTTGACAAATTCTTTTGTTTTCACCGGGGTTGTGAGGGCGGTTTCATAGTCCCAACCCTTAACATATACTCTGTAACAGAAAGAACCCCAAGTACAGCCATATTTTTGGCGTAATTTGGCTAATGTTTCACCCTTTTTGCGTTCTAACATACAAACCCCCCTGTTTTTTCGTCTTGACCGCAGTATCTGAACCTCATAGCACCTAAAAACCCAACAATTTCGTCTGTTTGACTTGTTTTGTGACAATTTTGGGCAGTTTCTATGAATTGAGAGAGCATAGCACCTGTCCTTGCCATAAACTCCTTCATTAAATCTCCGTCCTTGCCAACATAATTGGCAGATTCCCTCAGAACCCCCGTCAGAATATCCATAGCAAAAGCGTCTGGATTTAGCTTCAAAGAGCCCTTAATATAGTCCATAATTTCTTTATCAGCCATTTTTACCACCTAATCCGTTTAAAACAACACAACACACATTTTGAGTGTTAATAAATGCCCTAGAACCTAAATCTAAGTCCACAACGGCAACCCTGTTCTCCCTCTTGTCCCCAGCGCATAACTTCTGACTAATGCTATCCAAAGCCTCCATTGACTTCAATGTCATAGTGGCACCAGATGTGGTGTGAAGAACAATCTCTGTTTTGTAACTGTTACCCATATATCTCCTTTCGCTTACAATACACATATATCATAATATGAAACAAATGTCAAGAACTTTTTTTATAATTTTTTATATTGACATTTATTATAGAATATGGTATGTAGGAATAGTCATTTGACAAACGGAACAGAATATGCTAGAAAGACAATGCACGGAAAAGATTAACCTATGGGGTATAGAAAATACTATATTCCGTGCAGTTCCCGAAAGGGCTATACCCCGCTTATATGGAGCACGGAAATGACTAAAAAATATACACCAGCGACATTTCAACCAACGGTAAGACCGTCTTGGTGCGGAATATTGTCGTATATCTCAGAAAAAGAAAAATCAGATATATTGGAAGCAATTATAAAATACCCAAACGATACTGGTTTGGATAGTAGGTTTTGGCTAGAAACAATAAAACCAGACCTAGATGAGCAATATCAGAAGTTTATTAACACCTGTGAACAGAGAGGTAGGGGTGCTAAGACATATTGGGGGGAACATAAGTTATCCTTAAGTAATACTTATGATGAACATAAGGATAACTTACTTAAAGATAAAGATAAGGATAAAGTTAAGGTTAAAGATAAAGTTAAGAATAATAAGCCAACGCTTCAAGAAGTAATTGATTATTGCCAAGAAAGAAACAATGGTGTTGATGCCAATAAGTGGTATGATTACTATACAGCCAATGGTTGGAAGGTCGGTCGTAATCCTATGAAGGACTGGAAAGCAACCGTTAGGACTTGGGAGAAACATCAGGAACAGAAACAAGAGCCAACGAAGAACCCGAACGGTTGGACTGATGAGCAAATGCAACTATTTATGAAAGGATATTAAGATGAGCCAGCAATATGAAGTAGCTGTTAAGATATTTTCTGATATTTATGGGTACCCGAAGTGGGAAACCAAAACAAAGGAAGGTCAGAACATACAGGAAATTATAAAACTTTGGGACGCAGAATTGTGCCATTACTCTGTTGAGCAGGTAAGAGATGCCTGTTATCGCATTGTGAAATACAGGAAGGCACAGACGTTTCCAACGCTAAGCCATATATTGGCAGAGCTTGTTGAGGAAAAAAAGACAGATGAATATACCATAGAGGTAGGTAATGTAAAGGCAGCACAGAAGATGTATGCGTATTTAATTACTCACGGCAACGGAAACAAAATTGCTTCCCAAAGGACTATTTGGAAGATATATCAGGTTGAGGTTGATGGTTATAATCACGAAACAGACAATTTATTGTGATTTGACTTTGTAAAAACAATATGCTAACATAACTGGGAGGTATGCGATATGCGAATTGAAATCAAAAATATGCAAAAGCCAGTGGTGCAGACACCTGAAACCATTGCTGAGATGGACAGAATTACTGACGCCATCAAAAATAATGACGAAAATCTTACATACAAGGACATTAAACGCCTTGCTAGGCTCAAAAAGCTAGGTAAAGATGGTTATCCTCGTTCTAGGATTATTCACCCAGAGCAGGAACAACCAGCAGATACGCCAACAGTGGACAACCCTGAGGGTATAGCCGAAAAGGACGTTAGTGCTAGTGGTAAGGAACGTATGTATGACGAAGATGGGGACCCATTGCCATTTTCTGCTGTTGAGCTGAACGATAAGTCGTTCAAGCGTATCATAAAGGAAATCAAAACAGGTGTGTCGCCATATCAGGCTTGTATTAACAAGAGAGTTGTCCCTCACCAGTTCTTTGACGCCTGTAAGCAAAACAAAGACTGGGAGATAGCGTTGGCTGATGCTCGTGAGGTGTATTGTGAAAGCCAAGTTGCAAGGTTAGAGAAATTAGCCCAGCAAGTGCAACGTGGAACCATTGACGTGGCTATCTATGCTTCTGTATGTGGAAACATTAAGTGGCTCATAGAACGCCTTTTCCCGAGAATATATGGCTCAAAGGCTACTGTTGAGCAGACAGTGACACACCAAATCTCTGTTGACCAAAAGAAGCTGAAAGAGTTAAACGATATGCTTCGTGGCAAAGAAAAGCCGCTAAAGGCAATTACAGTGGACTATCAGGAGGTCAAGTGATGCCAAAAGCAATAGATATTACAGGGAAAAGGGTTGGGAAATTGGTTGTTATAAAAAAGATTGCTGAAGGACACAGGGGGTGCCCACAAAGGTGGCTTTGTAAATGTGATTGTGGAAAAGAGAAGATTATTTCAAAGGGACCGCTTTTAAAAGGAAATATAAAATCTTGTGGTTGTGAAAGAAAACGTATTACAAAAGAAAATATGACAAAACATGGAAAAAGACAAACAAATCTTTATATGAGATGGCTATCTATGAAGGGTAGATGTCTTAACCCTAAAAATAAAAAGTTCAAAAATTATGGAGAACGTGGAATAAACGTATGTGATTCTTGGAAAAACGATTTTATGTCTTTTTATGATTGGGCAGTAAGAAGCGGTTATAAAAAAAGTTTGTCTTTGGAAAGAATAGATGTTAATGGAAATTATTGCCCAGAAAACTGTAAGTGGATTCCAATGAAAGAGCAGGCTCTTAATAAAACAACCACTGTTTATTTAGATGTTTTTGGGAAAAAAATGACAATAAGAGATGCCGCTACTTTTTTTGGAATAAAAGAAAAAACATTAAGAAATAGACACAAGAGAGGTTGGTCTGATGAAAGGGCTGTTTCTGTATGAACGAGAAAATTGTCCAGAAATTTGTAAATGAACCCAATGCAGCCTTGCAGGTGCTCGGTTCTTCGTTTGAGCAGTTCATCAGGTTCTTTCACTGGTATATGTACCATCAGGAGTTCATATTCAGACCTTTCCACATGGAGATTATCCATAAGCTAGAGGATATTGCTTTTGGGCGTAATGCAAAGCGTAACTTGATGATTAACTTGCCTCCTCGTTTTGGAAAGTCGTCCATTATGAAGTACTTTTGTGCTTGGTCATATATGCTGAACCCATCTAGCAACTGCATTTACACATCATACTCAGATGACCTTGCAAGCTCTTTCTCAAAGGATATTCGTGAAATAGTGACTAGCGAAGCCTTTGCTAAGTTCACAGGAATTAAACTGAACAAGTCTAAAATTGGTGCTGACTACTGGGCAACAGAGCAAGGTGGTGGCTTCCGTGCTGCACCTTTGGGTGGTTCTTTGACTGGGTTCGGTTTCGGGGTATCTGGTGAAGAATATGGTGGGTGTTGTCTGGTGGACGACCCGTTGAAGGCTTCTAACGTAAAATCACAGGCTGAAATGCAGAACTGTGTGGACTATTATCTGAACACCCTTAAATCTCGTGCCAACAACCAAGCCAAGAGCCCTATGATTTGTATTATGCAGAGGTTGGCATTAGAAGACCTAGCTGGGTATATCTTAGAAAACGAACTTCCCGACTGGGACGTGGTAAAGCTACCAGCCCTTAACGAAGAAACAGGGGAAGCCTTATGGCCAGAGAAGTTCTCGGCAAAAGACTTATTGAAGCTCAAAAACTTGTCCCCATTTGTATATTATGGGCAGTATCAGCAAGAGCCTATCGTTGTGGGTGGTTCTGTGTTCAAGACCGAGTGGTTCAAGTTCTACAACCCAGATGAACGATTCGAATATCAGATGACCTTCATTACCTCAGATACGGCTCAAAAGAAAGCTGAGCATAACGACTATACAGTGTTTGGGTGGTGGGGTAAGACGTTTGACAACAAACTTCATCTTTTGGATATGGTATGGGGTCGGTACGATGCTCACGAACTCAAACAGCAGGTTATGCTCTTTTGGGAAAAATGTAATGCTGACAGAAGGGCTGCACCACCTTATGGGTTCTACATTGAAGAAAAGGGTTCTGGTATCGGTGTTATTCAGGAATTAGTCAAGACATATCCGTTGCCATTATTGCCCGTTATGCGTAACAGATTTAAGAACGATAAGGGTATGTGGGTGTCTATGGACAAGTTCTCAAGGGCTATGACAGCCATACCTTATATTGCAAATGGGTGGGTCTATTTGCCAAAAGATGAAAAATGTGATATAAGTAGTGCATTATTAGCTGAGGCTGCTGCCTTTAAAGCTGACTTAACACACAAACACGATGATAAAGTCGATGTTTTGTGTGATGCCATAGAGATAGCTTTCGGGGCAAGTAGCATAAGTTCAATTTTTATTTGAGGTCAAGATGGCACAAACGAAAAAAGAAAAGAAACAGAATAGCTTGGCAGATTTCGCTGGGAATATTCAAAGTTGGGGCTTGGCTCCGTTTAATCCATTTACACCACAGAACTCTCGGTTGGATACCATCTTCATTAACACAAGATGGAACCTAATTTCAAACTACCGAACAGTTTTGTCAGAAGCCTATGCTGAATATGGTATTGTGCAGACACTGGTAGAACAGCCAGTGGCTGATGCTTTTAGTAAGGGCTTTGATATTTCAACAGAGCAGTTAGACAGCTCACAAAAGAAAAAGCTCGAAACATATTTGGAGAAATATCAAGTAATCCAAACAATTCAGCAGGCTATTATTTGGGCTCGTTTGTATGGTGGTGGTGGTATTGTCATTATGACAGAACAAAACCCATCACAGCCTTTGGACATTTCTGCTATTAAGGAAGACACACCATTGGAGTTTGTGGCTGCCGATATGTGGGAACTCTACAAAGATAACTATAAGGTTTGGAACCCGTGGAACTCAGATGATGACAAGAAATACTCATACTATGGTATTAACTTGCACAAATCTCGGGTGTTCCCGATTAAAGGTAAAGAACCTCCTTCATTTATCCGTCCTCGCTTGCGTGGGTGGGGTATGAGCGAACTGGAAAGGGTTGTCCGTTCCATTAACTCATATTTGAAGAACCAAGACTTGATTTTCGAATTGTTGGACGAAGCCAAGATAGACGTGTATCAGTTGAACGGATTTAACACAGCTATGTTGACTGCCAAAGGTACAAAGGGTGCCGAAGAACGTGTCCGTATTTCCAACTCTTTGAAAAACTACCTGAACGCTTTGATTTTGGATACCAACGATAAATATGAACAGAAGCAATTATCGTTCAATGGGTTGAGTGATATTTTAACCCAAATCCGTCAAGGTGTGGCTGCTGACCTGAAAATGCCTATGACCAAGTTGTTTGGTGTTAGTGCTGCTGGGTTTAACTCGGGTGAAGATGATATTGAAAACTACAATGCTATGATTGAATCTGAAATCCGTAGCAAGGTTAAATACATTGTTGTAAGTGTTCTCGAGTTGTGCTGTCAGAAATTGTTTGGGTTTATCCCAGATGACCTGAGCATTTCCTTCAAATCTCTGCGTATCTTGTCTGCTGAGCAAGAGGAGAATATGAAGAACAGCCAATACAACCGTTTAATTCAAACCTATGCTAACGGGTTGTTGAGTGCTGGTGACTTTATGATTGGTTGCAATAGTGCTAACCTGTTGCCTGTAACCTTTACCCAAGAACAAATCAAGGCTTTCCAATCTCAAGGTGTGGACAAAATTGGTTTAGACCAAGATAAGAAAGGAAAGGGTTTGTTTGGCAAGTTCTTTGGTGGCGGAGAAAAAGAAGGAAAGAAAGAGGGTATTCAATACGCTGCTGAGCCAGAAAAGGCAAACCTAGCAAGTGAAGAAGGTAAGGTAAAAGAGGTGGATGTTACGTCAAATAAGTTTGTTCGTCCTGACCGTGAAAAGAAGCCCTTGCCTGAAGAAACCTACCCATACAAAGGTAAGAGAAAATCGAGATACATTGAAGTATAAGGGGTATCCATTTGACAATGATTAAAAAAATGTGTATTATCTTATAAAAGAAGGGCGAAGTATGTTGAAAAACGAAAAACAATTACCCGAAAGGTATTATGCTCGTCATATTAAAGAGGGACTTGTCCATTACTTAGAAAACGGCAAGGATGTTCTTTATTTGGTAAAGAATGACGCTCTTAAAAAGATGAACGAGAGTTTTGATGGTAAGCCTGTTTATGTTCGTCACGTTGACCGTGTTGATATGGACAACTTGCGTGAACAAGCAGACGGCTATGTCGTAAAGAGTTTTTATAACGAGTTTGATGGTGCTTGGTGGACAGAAATGCTTGTAGTGAGTGACAAAGGACACGAAGCCATCAAAAAGGGTTGGGCTGTGAGTAATTGCTACTCCCCGACCGAATATGGAGCTGGTGGCTCATATCACGATATTGACTACCAAAAGGAAATCAAAAATGGTGAATATGAACATTTAGCCATAGTTCCAAATCCTCGGTATGAGGAGTCTGTGATTATGACCCCCGAAGAATTTAAAGAGTTCAATGAGGGCAAAAAGCAGGAAATTGAAAAACTTAAAAATAGCAAGGAGAATGAAATGCTGACACAAGAAGATATGGAAGCTGTGGTCGCAAAAGTAATGAACTCTTTGTCTGAACCTATTGCTTTGGCGGTTAAAAACGCTATGGAAGCAAAGGCAGAAGAAGACAAAAAGAACGCTGCTGATGAAGACCATCGTGAAATGATTCGTGAAATTGCTGCCTTGTCTGCGAAAGCAGAAGGGGACTTCTCTGGTGGTTTGGAAGAAAAAGTCCGTACCATCATTGGTTTGGCTGAAAAACTCGGTTATTCAAAAGATGAAGCTGGGAAAAACGCCAAAGAGAATGAATGTAGCGAACCCAAAAAAGAAAATGAAGCCGAAGAAAAAAAGGAAGAAGAAGTAAAAGAAAACGCTTCCGAAGAAAAGGCTGAGGAAAAAGATTCTGAAAAGTCCGAAGAAGCTAAGGAAAACGAAGCTGATGAAGACAAGAAGGAAGACGCCTGCGGTAAAAACGAAGGCGGTGAAGAAGAAAAGAAAGAGGAGAAAAAAGAAAACTCCAAAGGCTTTTTTTCAATGTTAAAAAACGCAAAAGCCAAATCGCAAGATGGTTCGTCCGTTGAAACAATGGCGAGAGGTCTGGCGTTGGGAAAACAGCGTTATGGTTCTACTAAATAAGGAGAAATAAAATGGAAACCAAAGTATCATTTCAAATGAACAAATTTGCTCCTACGGAAGAAATCAAGGGACGGCGTGTTTTGCCTGCCAATACAGAATCCATTTCTGGTATTGTGGACGCTAGCCAATCCGATGCATTACTTCCTGGGGACCCGGTAAAAATCGTGGCTACTTCTAAAGGTTTGCCACACTTTGCAAAAGCCGCTGTTGGCGATGTTGTTGCTGGATTCGTTGAATGGAACGTTATTCGTCCTTCATACGCTGCTGGCAAAATCTGCCAAATCAGTATGGCTGGCAACGTGATGTACATGGAAGCTGGTGCAGCTATTCAAGCTGGTGCATTAGTGAACATCACAGATATGACAGATGTTTTGATTGGTGCTGCTGCTGGTTCAGGTTCCAAGCTCGGTATTGCTTTGGAAGCCGCCACTGCTGCTGGTCAACTCATTCGTGTTAAAATTGGTGAACCCGTAGCTTATGCTGCTAATTCGTAAGGAGAAATAATTATGGATACTATCTTAAATAGCAAAGGCGAAAAAGCGGAAGTCGCTTCCTTCTTCAAAAACGATGAAGAATTCGCAAAAGCGCAACGTTTAGAAAACGCTGTGTCTGAACAAATGGGCTATCAAGTTCCTTTAACAACTTTGACAGCTATTATTCGTAGTGTTGCAGAACAGAAATTCTATCAAATTCCTGTGGCTGACTTCTTGCCTGTCCGTGTGGGCACAGAAGCCGCTTGGGCTGATGATGTGTTGATGTTCCGTTCCTTCCAAGTGGGTGGTGACTTTGAAAAAGGTTACATTGAAACAGCCACTGAAGGTCGTTTGGCTTCTGTCAATGCGACATTGGACGGCATTCGTGTTCCTGCTCGTGTATGGGCTAAAGAAATTGCATACTCTATCGCTGATGTGCAAAAAGCTGCCCGCACTGGCATTTGGGACTATGTGACACAACAAGAAAAAGCCCGTAAGACCAACTGGGATTTGGGTATTCAAAAGACTGCTTTCTTGGGTTCCAAAGATGGAACGATGGAAGGTTTGTTGAACTTGTCTGATGTTACAGTGAACACAACATTGTTGCCTGCTTCTTTGCATGAAGCTAACGATACTCAATTACAAGCCTTCGTTGGCAACGTGTTGAATGCTTACCAATACAACAACAACTACACTGCATATCCTAACCGTTTGTACATTCCTACAGACGATTACAATGCTTTGGCTGTTGCTACAAGCATCACATTCCCGATTAAGTCCAAATTAGAATACTTGTTGGATGTGTTCAAAGCCACCACAATGAATTCTGACTTCAAGATTTTGCCTTTGGCTTACTTGATGCCTTCAAATTCTGATGGTAAATTAACGGCTGCTCGTTATGTGTTAATGCGCTATGACGAAGATGTGGCTCGTTTCGAAATCCCTGTAGATTACACGACCACTGTGCCTAATTCCTATGACGGCTGGACAATCCGTAACGTTGGTTACGGACAACACACTGGTGTGTTAGATGCACGTCCTCAAGAAATCTTGTACATGGACGTTACTTCTAGCTCATAATAGGAGGTAAATATGCGCATTAGAAACGAAGGGAAACGTTCATTCTATTTCAATGGGGGCTCCATTGCCCCCAAAGAAGTGGTGGATTTGAAAAATGAAGCCGTTGCGAAAGCATTATTGAAATGTTATCCCAATGAATTGGTTAGCTTAGATGACCTGCAAGCTCGCATTGTCGAAGCTCCTGCTCGTGTCATCGAAGAAGCCAAAGAAGAAGCGAAAGAAGCCGTTGAGGATGTTCCTGTGATGGAGAGCACTCCAAAACGTAAGGCTTCCAAAAAGAAGTCTAAATAGGTAAGGAGGGAAGTTATGAGTGTTGTAGAATGTTTATCTGCGAGTGACTTTAAGTCATTGTTTGCTCGTAACTTCCCCTACCTTCCATTGTATGTCAGTGGCAAGGCATACTTTAAAGACGATGTTGTCTATGTCAAGCCGAACTTCTATGTATCACTGAAAGATGATAACACAGACCCAGTGACAAATACAAGTTCGTGGGCTATCGCAAATGATAGCGTTGACAACTATGTAAGTGATAAGGATATACGGAAAGCGTGGGGAGAAGCCACAGTTTCCTTCAACGAAGCGTTGTTTGGAGAGTGTGAAGAAACAAAGACAGCTTTCTTATACTTGGTAGCGTTTTATTTGGCATACGATTTAAGTTTAGCCCAAACAGGTGCGTATGGTGCTATTGGGTTCCCTGCGACAGAGGTAAGGGTAGGAAGTGTGTCAGAGGGATATTATATTCCCAAGGTTTATTTGGAAAATCCTGTGCTTGGATTCTATGCAAGAAATGGCTTCGGGTTAAAGTACCTGAATATGGTGTACCCGAAACTCGTTGGCAATGTAGGAGTGGTGGCAGGATGGTCTTTACCGTAAAATTAGATTTTAAAAAAGATATTAAGAATGGTCTTCTTGATAGAATTGAAGGTGCAATAGAGTACCTTAAAAACAACCACGCAGAGAGTGGGGTTATAGATGAAGCTCCAGAGGTTGAAGAAAAAGCTCTATTAAACGAATACGGTGGTTTTTCTAAATATGAAGATGGTCCTTTTAGGGGTGAAACAGTTCTTGTTCCGGGTCGTCCTTTTATTCATGGTGGTGTCGATAATGTAATAGGTATAGCTAACAGAATGGCAACAAATGAACTAAAGAATGGTCTTAATTTAACAAATGCCAGAAGGGCTCTAAATGTTTTAGCAAGGGAAGCCACAAGAGGTCAGGAACACGCATTAGAAAGCAATGGAGAAGGAATATCTGGTTGGCAGAAACACAATGAGCCAAGAACCATTGCGACAAAGGGGTTTGATAAGCCTTTGTACACAAGGCACAACCAAACATTCCCAATTTCAAATCGTATTGTTGAAGGAGGATTATAATGGTGGTAAGACTTACAATGGCTCCTAAAACACTAAGCAATACATTACCACGTCCACAGTTGGGCATCAATATGTGGTCACAGGGTTCTCAGGCTAAGGTGGTAACACAGACTGTTGATACCAACGGAAACGTTATTGACACCTATTCTTTCTTTAACTTTGATGGTGTTATTCAGCCTTTATCCCCCGAAGAAATTAAGGTAAAAGAAGAAGGTCAATGGTCTTGGGACTGGTATTGGTTCCACACAAAAGATGACGTTCAGTTGAAAACAAATGACATTGTGATGTATAAAGGACACGAATACAAGATTATGGCCAAGAAAGATTATAGTGACTATGGTCATATTGAGTATCATTGTATAAAGGATTGGCAAGGAAATGCAAATTGAAGAATACATTGTTGATATAATCCGTCACGAAATGCAGTTAGACCAACAGCATATATGGATTCAGTCACAGAACAAAAAGATTCCACCAAATTCACAGGATTTGTTTGTGGTTGTTGGTTGTGTCGATTTTAAGCCAATTTCATCTAAAAGTAAGTTTAAAGAGATTTATGATTCTGGGGAAGGAACACTTCCCATAGAAGAACAGGTTTTGTATGGACGTGCAAACGTTCAAGTGGATATATTCAGTCGGTCTAATGAAGCTCGTATAAGACGTGGTGAGCTTTTAATGGCTCTTAACTCATTCTATTCTAAAGGTGTTCAGGACAAGAAACAATTTAAGATATTTGAATTGCCCTCATCCTTTATCAATCTTTCTGGCTTAGCTGGTGGCTCTGATATAAATCGGTTTGCTATTCGTTTTTACTCAATGATTTCTGAAGTAAAAAGAAAGTCCAGCGACTACTATGATACTTTCAATGCTGAGATATACTCTGAGAGTGAACAAGGTGTTGATGTTATCGAGCTGGAAAACGTGCAAACCGAACCCTGATTTGCAAAATTAAAACTAATTGTTTATAATATACGAAAACAAGGAGAAAAAAATGAACGAATTATCAATAAACAATATCATTAGGGTAACCGTTCAAGGCGTGCAACGGAGTATTGGGGTGAAGAACGTGAACGAGGTAGCTTTGTTCACGACTGAATCTCCCAACATTTCTGACCCCGTTTTGATTGCGATTGACCCAACAGCCGTCACACAGGCTTATGGTACGAACTCTTTGACTGCAAAAATGGCAAACAACATCTTTGCTCAAAATGCGAACCTGAACTCTGGTCGTGGTTATTTGGCTGTTATCCCAATGCAAGCTGCAACTTCTGCAACGAGTGCTTCTTTCACAACTGGCACCATTGGAACACCTGCTACGTTTAAATCTGTTACAAATGGTTCTTTGAAACTCACTGTTGATGGAACCGTTACAACATTAACTGGTTTGAACTTCTCTGCCTGTACAACAATTCAAGACATTGCAGATGTTATTTTGAACGCAACTCGTGTTGCTACAATTACTGTTTCTGGTGGTACTTTGGTGTTTGGTTCAAAGAAAGTTGGAGCAAGCTCTTCTATCGTGTTGGCAAGTGGTACGGTTGGTACAGATATTTCTACTGCAACATACTTGAACGTTGCTGGTGGTACTAGTACAGATGGTGCTGATTCAAGTGGCGAAACATTGGTTGAAGCTCTGACTCGTGCTAAAGAGTTCTGCCGCTTCACTGGTGTTATTTCTAACTTGGCTATGGAAGACACAGCTGTGGCTGCTACATCTACATATATCAACTCCAATGACTTGATTTGGATTGCGCCTTTCTCGTCAATAAACGATATTGCTGGTGCAATTACCACGATTAAATCTGCTGGTCAAACAAAAACACGTTGCTTCTTATACACAGAAGGTGTACAAGAGGCTCAGTTGGCTGCCGCTGCTTATGCAGGACGTGCTTTCTCAACCAACTTCTCTGGTTCTTTGACATCTCAAACAATGCAGTTGAAGACTTTGGTTAACGTAACGCCTGACCAAGGTATTAACCAAACGGCTTACACAAATGCTTTGACAGCTGGTGCTGATATGTATGTTTCCTTTGAAGGTGACGCTGGTGTTGCCTGTGGTAAAGGAAATGGTTACTTTGACGTTGTGTATGAAAACTTGGCTCTTAAATATGCTGCCCAAGCTGCTTTGTACAACGTGTTGAAAACCACTGGCACAAAGATTCCACAAACCGAAACTGGTATGTCTTCTTTGCGTGATGCGGTTGGTAATGTTTGCTTACAATTTGTCCGTAACGGTGTTTTGGCACCTGGAAAGTGGAACAGCCCACAAACCTTTGGTGACCCAGAAACATTTAAGCAAAACATTCAAGACAATGGTTGGTATATTTACAGCACTCCGATTGCGTTGCAATCTCAGAGTGAACGTGAATCCCGTGTGGCTCCGTTGATTCAGTGCGCCTGTAAGCGTTCTGGTGCTATCCACGAAGCTGATTTGTTAATTTTAGTGGAGGAATAAGCTATGGCAGAAACATACAGACTGACTGGTGATGATACCTTCGTTTTGTGGGGTCGTGTATTAAGCGACTTGGCTGACGGAAGTGTTGTCCAAATTACAGCAGATAATAACATTGCCAACTCTGTTGTCGGTAAGAATGGAAACATCATTATCGCAAAAGATGAACAAGGTAAGAAATGTTCTGTTGAATTGCGTGTGTTGAAAGGGTCAAAAGATGACCAATTCATTATGCAATACTACAAGACATACGAAATTGACTCAGCCCTGTTTATTGTTGGTAATGGTTCATTTAGTAAGCGTTTGGGTGACGGATTAGGAAACGTTGTATATGACACACGTTATTTGCGTGCTGTTCACTTTACACGGGCTCCATATGATGCGACACAAAACGTAAATGGTGAAACAGACCAAGCGGTTACTGTCTATCAGTTCCAAGCGATTGTGGACAGAACTTTGGGCTAATATAACGAAAGGGGTATGCAATGGAATATAAATCCGAAATAACTGGGGCGAGGATTATTATTAATCCTTGCTCCTTTATGGAAGCGTTTAAACTTAAATCTGTTATACAAAGGGCTTTAATGTCAACTGGGATGAACATAGAAGATGCCTTTGCTGAAGATTTGGTAAAGTTTATTTTTTCTTTAGACTCTTCTGAAGAGGTTATGCTTTGCTTGTTTGAATGTTTAAAAAGAAGTCAATACAATGACGCTGCGATTAAGCCAGACGTTTTTGATGATTTGAAAGCTCGGGAGGACCTATACGATATTTTCTTTAATTGTATTCAGGTAAATCTCGGCCCTTTTTTGAAGAGCCTCCTTTCAAAGTTAGGAATAAATGTTCCTGCGGACCAATTGAAAGGACTCCTGAAACAGAAATTAAAGACGACATCAGGTTCATCTGCTGCTCTATCGCAAGGCACGGGTATTTCGGAGGGGACCCAGACAGAGTAGGTCAGGCTCCCGTAACAACAGTATTATCGGTTTTAAGCTATATAAGGTTTGAAGCGGATTACAAAGAAACGTATAGAGGGTTAAATGACAACAGTCGCTGATTTAGTAGCAAAATTAGGTTTTAAGGTTGATGATAGTGGCTTTAACAAGTTTAAGAACTCGTTACAGGCGTTTCAGAGTATTGTCCGTGATGGTATAAAAGACCTAAGAGAATATGCAAAAGAAGCTCAAAAGATAAGTAAAGCGTTTCAAACCGCTTATTTGCCAACACGCAAGGAAGCGAAGGAACGTTATAATGCTGTTACAGAAGCAATTAGATTAAAGGCATATGCTCAGAAGATTCGTGCTGACCTGTTGCCTAAATCTTTGGATATAAGGGATAGAAATGCTACAAGTCGTGCTCGTCAGTTAGACCTAAAAGAAAAAGGACTTGATAGAGGTATAAGACCAACATCAAATGCCCTGATTAACATATTAAAGAATATTGCTGGGTTCAATGTTGGTGGTATCGCTGGTGGTGTTGCAAGTCTTGCAGGAATATCTCATCCCATTGTTATGGCTATCTCTTTGGGTGTCAAAGCTATTGTTGGTGCTATACAACTTGTTATGAAGACCATTAGAGATGGTGTCAAGACTGCTATGGGCTATCGTGACTATATGGCTTTCACAGGAAGAAACACAAGAGGGCTTTCTCCTCTTATGGCTGCTTCTCTGAATACAACAAATCTTACACCAGAAGACATTATGAAAGATGCCGCAGGTTTAGAAAAACAATACTGGGATATGTGGTTTGGTGGTGGTAATCCACGCTTTTGGCAAATGATTGGTCAGTTGCCCACAGGAAATGGAGAAAAAGACCTAAACACAATTCTTCAGAGTGTTTATAATCTCTCTAACGGATTCAAAAACAGAGGGATTGCCAGAAGCCTGTTTGGACAAGCTGGGTTAAGCGAAGAGTATATACCCCTTATAGAAGACCTTCGGAAAAATAACCCAAATATGAACGCTGTTGAGCTTTTTTCAAAAACTCGTGAAGAAATAGATAAGCTTGAAGAGGGTAATAAAACACTTCGTGAATGGGACAGAACATGGAAAGAGATTCGTGTTGAACTCGCAAAAGCATTTCTTGATTCTAATTTTGGTGAGGTATTAAAAGATTTGGTTAAAACACTTCAAGAACTTTTGGGTATGTTAAGGGATTTCCTAAAATGGAGGAAAGGTGATACTTGGGGTGCAAAAGTTTATCGTTCTGCTAAAGAGGCTGCTGGGAACGCTCTTTTTCCAATTTCTTTTGGTTCAATAAAAGAGGGCTTTCATCTAATGGGTGAAGGATATGACCTTGTGAAGGGGTTGTTGGGAGGTATTACAAATGGTGGAAACACATATAATATCAACCAAAACCAAACAAATCAAGTAAGCGTATCTTCGACAGAAGAAGCAGCAGATTACGTTAATAGAACAGCCTCTGGCTCTGATGTATGGTGGCATAGAATGAACCCTGCATACAGAACTGCTGGGGCAACAGGAGGTTAAGATGGCTGATTTATCTTGGCTCAAAACATTACAAGATTTTGGTTCTACTTGGGGAGATAAAGCCCAAACGTCCGTTGAAAATATGTTTTATACGGCAAAAGAATGGCTAATTGAACCGAGGGATGAAGACATAAAAGACTTACATTTGCATATATATGGAAATGAAACCATGACGTTAACTGCAGATGTTACAGACAATTATGTGGAAAACAACATTGCTTATCAAGAACATATTGCACTAAAGCCAAAAGTTTTTACTGTATCTGGTGAAGTAGGCGAACTTACTTGGTTTAGAAATGATGAAGCAAATAGTATCGTTGGTGCTGTTGCTCAAAAGCTAGTCCCAATAGTTTCTTTCTTTCCACCAATATCTAAAAGTGCTTCATCTATACAAGATAAGGCAATGAAGATAATTGGTGTTGTAGATAGCTTAGATAACTTTGCAAACAGGGTTTGGGATTTATTAAGCAACGATGATGTGAACACAGAACAAAAGAAGGTCTATAAATACTTAATGACTTTGTGGCAAAGACGTGTTCCAATTGATATTAAAACACCTTATGGCAAAATAAGTAACTATGTCATACAAAGTGTCGAGTTCACACAACCAGACAGAACTGTTGATAAATCTCAGGTAAAAATATCGTTTAAAGAGTTTAAAACAGTTATCGAGAAAAGAAGCCGTGTTGATAAGAAAAAGCTACAAGGAAGAAAATCTGCTCAACAAGCTGCGAAACAAAATAAGGGTACAACATCTGGTGTTTCTTTGAATTACTCTGACTGTAAGGCTGGGAGCCTTTTTGTAGATAATGAAACGGGTCGTTGTGTGGTTGTAGGAGGGATAAAATAATGCAACAAGTAAATATTATTGATGGTGATGCTTACCAAGAGTTCTCCTACATATTAGAAAGTGGTATTAAAGCAAATGTTACTTTAAGGTTTTTCCCAACACAAAGACGTTGGGTTATGGACGTTTCTGATGAAAGTGGGTTTGCTGTCAAAGGAATATTTGTTTGTTGCCACGCAAACTTATTAGACAAATGGCATAATCTAATCGATTATGGGATTCAAATAAGCACAAACGATATGGTTGACCCTTATAGGCAAGAAGACTTTGAAAGTGGATATGCTTCATTTGTATTCTTAAACCAACAAGAAAAAAACTCAGTAACGGGATATTTAAATGGCTTATAATAGAAGATACATTTTAACAATAACCCCAATAACCGAGAGCGGAAAACCTCGTGGTAAATCAACTATTATTAAAGACCCACTTACAATTAAGTTTAACATACAACGTATGCCAATGATGGGTGATAGTTGTGCAACAATTGATATTTATAACTTACAGCCAAAAGTTAGAAACGATATTTTCTTGGATTATTTTGACTTTAACAATATACAGAGGGTCACGTTAGAGGCTGGTTATTATGGTGGTAAGTTTGACCTAATTTATAAAGGGCGTATTGTTTCCTGTAGGTCAAGGCAAGAACACACAGAAAACATTACTACAATAGAAGCACAGTCTGGTATGTTTGTTCTGGATTCATATATTAGTTCTTCTATTGGAAGTGGAGAATATACATCTGAACTTGCCGAAAACATTTTAGCAAAGCAAACCGACTTAGAGAAAGCATATATACAGCCAGAAGCAATCCAAATACCAAGACCCGTTGCTTTAATTGGAAACGAAATGGCTGTTCTTCAAACATATACAAAAGGTAAGGTTTTTATTGATAATGAAAAAGTAATATCATTAGATGAAAACACCTGTATTGATGGTGATGTTCGTGTTATAGATGATGAAACAGGTCTTTTAGGTGTGCCAGAACGTGAGCAAGTTACATTAAAAGTTAGGTGTATTTTTGAACCAAGAATAAAGGTTGGTCAGGGTCTTGAAATTGCATCTAAGATAGCACCACAATTTGATGGTCAATATAAAGTTTGGGGTGTTAGTCATAGTGGTAGCATTGGTATGGCAACAGCCGGACAATGTGTAACAACAATACAATTGTGGACTGGTGTGAATATCTATGGTAGGTTTAGAACAAATCTATCTGATGCAGAGGCTGCATTTGGGAAAGGTTGGCAATAATGGTTTATTTGCGGGATATAAACAAAGACAAATCTTTAACACAAGTTTTGGAGAGATTAACAAACTCTATTAAAACTTCCATACACTGTATAAAAATAGGGGAAATTATTTCTTTTGACAAGACAGACCAGACAGCAAGTGTTAAGGTTCTGCATATAATTGACAATAATTATAACCTTTATTCAGACAAAGTAATTGAATATCCTGTTTTACAAAAGGTTCCCGTTGTCGTTTTACAAGGTGGTGGGGCAAACATTACTTTCCCAATTAAGGCTGGCGACCAATGTTTGTTGCTTTTCTGTGACTATATGATAGATGCTTGGTGGATGACTGGTGAAGCAAAATCTTCAATAGTTCCAAGGAAACACGACATTGCTGACCCAATAGCTTTGGTTGGCGTTAGTGCAAGTCCGAAGGCTATTCAGGGATATTCTGACTATCTTCATTTGCAATATAATGCAAACTCTGATATAGTTATAGGAGAGCAGATTGATGTCAACAATGAAAATATCAACCTCAATGGTGCTACTAAGGTTTCTGAAACATTAGAGGTTGAAAAAGACGTAACTGCAAAGGCTAATGTGGATGTGACAGAAACAGTAACTGCAAAAGTGTTGAACGCCACAACAGCTGCAAATGGAACGTTTTTAACTGTTGATAACAAAACTGTAACTGTGGTAAATGGAATAGTGACGGCAATACAATGAAGACAAGAACTGTTGACGGAAATTGGGATTGGAACTTTGGGAAGGGTCTTGCTGACTATGCAGATGATGCCCTTGGTGTTGCCTATACGGTTAAGATGAAGATATTGTCTTGGTATAAAGACTGCTTCTTTGCTATGGAAGACGGTGTTGACTGGAAAAATATTCTTGGTAGTAAGGTTACAAAAGAAGAGGCTGACACACAAATAAAGGATATAATTCAAGCAGAACCAGAAATTACGGAACTAATGTACTTTGACAGTTCTGTTGTTGACCGTGTTTATAGTGCCACAATTCGGTTTAAAACCATTTATAATGAAACGATAGAGGTAAGAATATGAGTGATAGTTTTGACAACAATGGGTTACAAGTTGCAACAGCAGAAGAACTTTTTAATCTTTTGGTTGTAGCTTTCCAATATATCTATGGTGCTGATGCTAACTTAGACCAGTCTTCACCAGATGGTCAATGCCTTAATATTTTTGCACAAGGTGGTACAGATATTCGGGAACTGTTAATGCAGATTTATAACTCATTTGACCCAGACAACTGCTCTGGTAAGGTTCTTGATTCACGTTGTGCTATAAACAACATATTCAGAAAGGGTGGGACATTTACCACTGTTCCTATTGACGTTACTGTGGATAGAACTGTTACACTTGATGGTTTGGACGACAACTATAATGACCCAAATGCCACAGGATATACAATTCAAGACGGTGCTGGGAACCAGTTTATATTGGTTTCAACACAGACCTTGCAGTCTGGTACAACCCGTGTTTTGTTTAGAGCAAAAGAAATTGGTGCCGTTCAAACAACATTAAACACAATTACAACACCAGTAACGATAGTTTTGGGCGTTGTTAGTGTAAATAACCCTGTTGATGCGACAGAGGGAGTTAATGAAGAAACAGACTATCAGTTAAAAGTAAGACGCAGACAGTCCGTTTCTATTGGTTCTAGTGGGTATTTAAATGGTTTATTGGCCACAGTGTTGCAATTAGATGGTGTTACAGACGCTGCTTTGTATGAAAACTATACTGGTTCAACAGATGCAAATGGCACACCAGCACATTGTATGTGGTTGGTTGTAGAGGGTGGTTCTGATAGTGAAATAGCAGATGCTATCTATCGTAAGAAGTCTTATGGTTGCAATATGCGTGGTGATATTAGTTATACAATTACAACAGTGTCACACCAACAGTTTATTGCAAAGTGGGATGAACCAACGGTTCAAAATATGTATGTGAGATTTAACATAGTTCCTGCATACCCAACAGTTGTATTTGATTTAGACGCAATTAAACAATACATATTAGACGCTGAGGCGTTTAAAATTGGTGATGGTGCTGAAACATCTACATTAACGACAGTTGCACAGCAAGCTATTGATGCAAATGGTGGTCAAGGATATGCTGTTGGTGTTATGATTTCTACAGATAACTCTAACTGGGTTGAATATATACCACCTGTTGTGGCTACAAAGCTGGCTATTGCCAACATTGATATTACAGTAGAAGGAGAATCCTCATAATGGCAGATTTTGACTATGGCAAATATCTCTCCTCACTCCTCATAATACAATATTCGGGGAAACCAAAAGCTAAAGCTACTGTTGAGGCTTTGGCAAAGATGTTCCCTGATAAACTTATTATGGAGGTGAGAGATGCTTTTGACCTAGATACAGCCACAGGAAAATCTCTTGATATATTAGCTAAATACTTGGGAGTGAACAGGCAATATAGAAATTTGGACGGAGAAGCACAGAACCTAACAGACGAAGAGTTTAGAATGCTGATTAAATTTAAGGCTCTTTCTAATACAAGCAACGCTTCACATTATGATGTAGATACAGCGTTGTACAATTTCTTTGGGACAAGGGTTCGTGCTACATCTGCTGGTAATATGGAAATGACTATATTTATTCCATCTGATGCAGAGAACGTCATTATTGCTGCGATACAACAAAGGGCTATGCCAACACCACTGGGTGTGGAAGCCAATAGAATTGTTGTTCAAGATAGTAGGTTCTTTGGGTTTGTCAATTACAATAATCAACACGCTGTGTACAAGACAGGGTTTAGAGATTATAGTGACCCAGACAAAGATGGTGAAACCCTTAATTATGATAAAGTTGAAGAAGTTGAAAGGTAGGAAATAAATGCCCAGAATAACAAGAAAACAACAAAAAGTATTTGCTGAAAACGCCAACAATAATGGTGTATTTGGTTCTTTGCAGGCTAATGATCCTGTATATTCCCAAGACCCAGATGCAATTCAGGGTAGAACAGCATACGCAAATGGTTGGAATGATGCAACATACTCTGCTGAACAGTTGCCACCGTTGGAAGAGTTCCAGTCATTACAGTATTTGTTTTCAAGACAAATTGCATATTTAATGCAAGATGGTATCCCCGAATGGAATAGTGCAACAACATATTATAAGGGCGCTTTGGTTAAGGCAATTCAAAGTGACGGTAGCTTTATATTGTATGCTTCTTTAATTGATGATAACACAAACAACCTTGTTACAGATACAACGAAGTGGGTAATTACCAACACTTCAACAAACTTCCATCAAGGTATTCCAAACTGGAGAGCAGATGTTATTTATTCTGCTGGGGACTGGGTTAAGGCATTAAATGATGGAACTTGGGCTATTTTTGAATCAAAGCAAAATAACAACTTAAACAATGCTATTACAAACACATCTTATTGGGAAATTAAACCATTTACATCTAAGTTGCCATTATTGTGGCATAGTTGGTTTGACCACGAATTAGATGATGTTTCTTGGCTTCGTGCTGACACGTTTAGCTGGCAAGATGGAACTGTTTATTCGGATGTTTATGACCACTTGGTAGATGATTATACAAACGGAACATCTACAACAGAAACAGTTGGCTCTTATACAATTACCTATGTGTTGGCTGATGACGGTCATAAAATTACAACGGACGAAACGAATGTTGCTAACATCTACAACGAATCAGGGGTAGCTTGGTATTATGTGTTAGATACAGCAAACACTCGGTTTAAACTTCCTCGTGAAAATCCAGCTCGTGAAGAACTGATACAGGTTGTCAGAGCTAAGGGTAATGGTACCGCATTAGGTTTAACAGACGGAACATATAGTGGAGGTTTAGTACTTGGTAGTAACTCACCAGATGCCTATACTGGTTCTTATGGTGCAAATATTGGAACGACATATTCTGGTTCAGCAATTCGTACAGGAAAGGCATCTGGTGTTACAACAGACCCAACAAAATCAGGTATTATATCTGATATGACAGAATCAACATCTGTCTATAAAGGAAAGAAATACCTCTACTTCTACGTAGGACAGTACAGCCAATCTGCGACAGAACAAACAGCTGGGTTAAATGCAGAATTGTTTAATGGCAAACTAGATTTAGATGTCGGGAACGCCACATCAGGAACAAAGGAAACAATAGTTGGGTGGGGAATGCCAGATATAAGCTCTGGAATTAGCAAGACCCGTGGTACGATTTATCAAGCAGAAACAAATGGATGGATAAACGTTTATGGTAAAGGCGATTCAAGTCATACGACAGTAAATTTAAGATATTCTTTAAATTCGGATATGTCAAACGAGTTTTCACCTGTTAGTAATTTCAGCACCTCAGGAACAACAGAACTTAAATTTTTTGTACCATGTCCAAAAGGTGTTTACTATCAACTAAATACATCATCAATAACAGGTTTCATAACATTTTATCCATGTAAAGGAGAAGTATAATGTTAAAATATGCAAAAATTATAAACGAAGAAACAAAACAATGTGAAGTTGGAACTGGTACGAATGTAAAGTTCTATGAATCTATCGGAATGACCGAGATGGATGTAGAACAAGCGTATAACGGAAGCTGGTACTTAACTGGATATGCACCTGAAAAGCCAGCACCAACTTATGAAGAAATAGACAAAGTTCGTGAAGAATATCGTAAAGAACACATTGACAGCAAGACAGCTATGCGTAGTCGTAAAATGGCTAATCAAACATGGACAGCAGACGATGAAAGAGCTTACCTTGATTTAGATGCAGAAGTAACTGCTTATATTGAAGAGCATTTCCCATATCCTACGGAGTAAAGTATGTGTGATAAGGTAAAAACGGCTCTGGAAGTTATTAAAACACAAAAGAAAAGAACTCTAACAAAGGGGGAGATAGTGATTTTGTTTCAACAAGTAGTATCTGACCTAAGCAAACAGGGGGAGAAAATGTCAAACCTTGAAAAAGAAGTTTCTGCGCTTAAAGATGAAATGAGAGCAGGTTTTGCAGACATTAAAAAGCTAATTGAAGAAAAGAGCAAAAGATTAACCTTGTTTGAAAAGATAATGGCTCTTAGTACACATAAGTATTTCTGGCTAACTATAATTGTTGTTTTACTGCTTATTGGTGGGTTTTTTGGAATTTCACCTTCTGGATTTAATGGGATAATTGGTTTAGGGGGTTAAATGGCCTACTATGCTTTGTTTTTTATGCTTTGTGGTGCTTTATACAGGCGTATGCTTGGCACTAGTATATACATCGGAAAATGGAAAGTCCATAGGTTTTTCAAACTTGTTTTACTTGCTCTGTTTTGCATGGCTATGTACAGTGCTGGTGGCTCTTTCCCAAAAGATGCGGTGGGATATTTGTGTATGGTTTGGGCTATAGGATGGACTATACGCTATAACTCTCACACTCATGGCGATTATTGGATTTTGGATGATACAAGCCCAGATGAGGGGAGATGTAAATGGATAGACAAAGTTCTTCAAAAGATATTTGGCAAAGGTAAGTATTATAACTTCGCTGGAAATTTTATAGGGCTGACATTGGGATACTTAGTTCCTGCTATATTGGCAAGTATTACGATGCCACATCATTGGTTTTGGTTGGCAGGATTTACAGCACCTATTGGATATACGCTTTGTGAATTGGCTTTGGGTAAGGAAAGAAATACAGAGTATGCAGAGTATTTAAACGGGGCTATGATGTTCTTATTGTTCTTTTTAAATGTAATTGTATGAGGTGGATTAAAATGGTTTATAAGTTTGGGAGGAAAAGTTGCGAAAAGTTGGAACAATGTGATGTCCGACTTCAAACGCTTTGTAATCGTATGTTGGAACGTTCTGACTTTGATATGACTATTACCTGTGGTCATAGGGGAGAAGAAGAACAGGAAAAGGCGTTCAAAGAAGGTAAAAGTAAAGCTCATTTTGGTCAGTCTAAACATAATGAGTACCCTAGCAGAGCTGTTGATATTTGTCCTTATCCTATAAACTGGGACACAAAAGACCCACGTTGGGATAAAATGGTTGCGTTAGCATATGATACAGCAAGAGAAATAGGTATAAGAATACGTTGTGGTGCTTTCTTTTCTTTTAAAGATTATCCACACATAGAGTTGGAGGACTGATGTTTAATAAGTATCTTTTAATAGCTATTGCTGTGCTGTTTGCTGGGTGTGTTTTGTTCTATAATCTGTGGGATAATACAAAGTCAGAGCTAAACAGCGTCAAAGCACAAAAGATAACACTAGAACAAGAACTAAAAAGGAGAGATGAAAATGAAAAAAACTTATCTAAACGAATTTCAGAGCTTACTAAGTTACATAACCTTTATAGTGACTATTTTGATACTCTTGTGCCTGATGAGCTTGTTGAGCAGTTGCGCAAGTCCTGCAAAGCCTGTAAATAGACCACCAATAACCTGTATGGAACATATAAAGACAAATGCAGACTTAGTTAATTGTCTTGTGGAGTACGATGAAAAATACTGACGCCCATTTGACACAGTGGGTGTTTTTTGTTATTATATAACAAATAATTTATGGAGAGATAAAATGGATTGTTGCAACACAAACGCTATTACTCTTGTCAGAGGTAATGACACCGACTTTAATGGTCAGCACCTTTTGACTTTACATTTAACATCTGAGGTGTTGGACTTGTCTGATTTAAAGGCAAGTTTTACATTGGTAGATGTTGAAAAGACTTACGATGATTTAACAAGTGGAACTATTATTGTTGATTATTCTGCTTCCGAAACAGCTGAGTTCCCTATTGGTATTATTTATGGTGATTTGAAGGTTGAGAGCTTAAGTGGTAAGATAGCCACCATTGAGAACAGAATACCATTTAAGGTTGTTAGTGTTGTTCACGGAGATTCTATTGCTGTTAAACCTTACGAATATACAATTAACGTTGAGCAGGGTGGGGAGAATATACTTAACATTTCTGTTGAAGCTGGAGTAAGTGTTGAGGTTGGTGCGACAGAAACCTTACCGCCCAACTCGCCAGCTTATGTCCAAAATGTTGGAACTGCAAACCATTTAAAGCTTAACTTTGGTATCCCTCAGGGTGAAAAGGGTGAAGAAGGGGAGCAAGGACCGGCAGGTAAAGATGGTTCTGATGGTAAAGACGCAACCATAAACGGTCGTAACGCTATTATTTTGGCTGCTGGTACTGGTATAGCTATCTCTGACAATCAAGGAACGGTTACAATCAGCAACACACAAACATCTGCTGAGTGGGGTAATATTACTGGTACTCTTTCCAATCAGTATGATTTACAACAGGTTATTGTAACACTTCAAAATAATATTGATGGAAAGATTTCGCCTTCTGATTTGGTTGCTGTAACGGATTCTGAAATTGATGCTATGTTTTAGGAGAATGAATGAATTATAAAGAGTACATTGATAATATACTAGCTCTAAGAGAAAATGTTAAGCAAGAAGGTCTTTACATGGAACGTCATCATATTATTCCTAAATGTATGGGTGGTTCTAATAAAGAAGAAAATTTAATTTGGTTAACGCCTTCAGAACATTATATTGCACACAAAATGCTTATGGAAGAAAATCCAAAAAATAAAAAGTTAGCTTATGCTTTTAGTCGTATGGCATTTTCTTGTTCTTATAAAGATATGAGAGGCGATTTTATGACTCCATCTGAATATGAAGAAGCACGTATTTTATTTGCTAAAATGTGTTCTGGTGAAAACAATTCAAATTATGGTAATAAATGGACAGAAGAACAAAAAAAATTACTCAGCAAAAAAATAAAAGAGCTTGGTATAAAACCATCAAAGGAACATATTGAAAAATTAAAGTTAGTAAATTCTCATCCGTTTACAGATGAACATAAAAGAAAAATTTCAGAATCAAGGATTAAGGGTGGTTATTGTGGAGAAAAAGCACCTTGGTTTGGGAAAAAACACACCGAAGAATATAAAGAAAAAATGAGAGCAATGAATCTTGGTAAAAACAATCCAATGTATGGTAAAACATTATCAAAAGAACGTAGAGAAGAAATATCAAAGAAAAGTTCTAAAAAAATAATTGTTGTTGAAACTGGATTGGTTTTTGATTCAATTAAGAAAGCTCAGGAATATTTTGGGAAACCAAAGGGGACAAATATAATAGACGTTCTTAGAGGACACCAAAAATCATTTAAAGGGTTTCACTTTGAATACTATAAAGGAGATTTGGCATGATTAAGTATGTTGATAAAAATGGCTTAATATATTATACTTCAAAAATAAAAGGTATAACGAATGGTTTACAAAACCAAATTGATGATATTAAAAGCATCGGAAGATTTTTAAGTAACTGGTCGTGTAAAACAGGTAAACCAACTTCAGAACCCCCTGGATTATCTCCTGGAGATGCGTTCACATATCGTTCTGGGGATTATTATCTCGTTTCAGAAATTGCCGCTTCTGGTGGAACAAACTATCGTCCAAACGGGAGTACTTATATTGTTGGTTCAACCTCTTCTACTGTGGAAACAGATGAAGTTGCTGTTGGGGATATGTATATTTACGATTCACAAAATTGGTTATTACTTTACAATACAAGAAAAACGGTTAGTTTTTCAAATTTATCTGGTTCTCCTTATGATAATACAAATTTAAGTTCTGCTTTAAACGCCAAACAAGATGAATTGACAGAAGGTGCTGGTATTGATATTTCAAACGATACGATTTCCAATAGTGGTGTAAGAAGTGTTTCAACTGGTTCAACCAACGGAACGATTTCTGTTAATACTGGTGGAACAAGTGCAGAAGTTGCTGTTGCTGGATTAGGAAGTGCCGCTTATACATCAAGTACGGATTATGCTACTGCTGCACAGGGTGGGTTAGCCGATACGGCTGTTCAACCTGCTGCTCTTGCTGATTATGTGCCTGTAACCAGAACTGTAAATGGCGAGGCTTTGTCGTCTAATATAACGCTTGATTACACGGATGTGGGTGCTGCGAGTGCTGCACAGGGTGCGTTGGCTGACACAGCGGTACAACCAGCAGCATTAAATAACTATGTTCCTACATCAAGAACCGTCAATGGAAAAGCGTTGAGTGCTAACATAACATTGACGTATTCTGATGTGGGTGCTGGGCAACCGACAATATTCAGGGATTATGACTAATGCGTTTATTGTATGAACCTTTAACAGATATACCAGTTGGATTTACAGAGGTAGAATACCTTGAAGGGACTGGTACACAGTATATTGATACAGGATATATCCCCTCAAATACAACGGGACAATATGCAAGAATGCAATATACAACAGTAAATAACGGTGTTACGTTTGGTGGTATGATTTCTAATAATCGTGTTGTTGGTCCATATTACGCATCAAATACAGGTAAATGGTATTGTGGATGGGGTTCAAATGAGCCAAGTATAACTTCTGCAACACCGACAACTTCTACTATGTATGACCTGTATTTAAACTTTAAGAATGATAGGGTCGCCAAAGTAAATGATATTGTCCTATCAGATAATCTTGGGACTATATCTGGTAATTATCCATCTTTGACTTTATTTAGACGGAACTATTCTGCTGCTTACTCTTATTTGTCTGGTAAGATTTACAAATATCAGATTACAGAAGGAAGCAATCTGGTTCGTGATTTTATTCCTTGCTTGGATAGCAATAATGTACCATGTATGTATGATAAAATTGAAGGAAAAGCCTATTACAACGCTGGAACTGGTGCATTCAGTTATGGTCGTAAGATTATACCAGTTGAATATTTGGAAAGCACTGGAACGCAATATATCAATACAGGATATGCACCCAGTTATAACACAAAGTTAGAAATGCTTGCTGATGGGATAAATGATGCCTCGTATCCAGAAGGTGTTTCTTGGTTCTTTGGTTCAAGAACAGCAAACCAAGTGAATGGGTTTGGTGGTTATTATAATAAAAACGAACAAAAATTGTATGGGGCTTTTGGGAACAACCAACTTTCGGCGTCTTTAAGCAAGACGTTGTTGTACAATAAAAAAGTTTTAGTTGTGCTTGATAATAGCGGTTTATACCTTGATAACGTAAAGAAAATAACCTTTGGTTCTGCAAGTTTTACTGGTACATATCCTATATTTTTATACACCGTTAACTTGGCTGGGAGTATTGGGTATAAGACAGCATTCAAAATTTGTTATTGTAAAATTTTTAATAATGATGTTTTGGTACGTGATTATATCCCCTGTAAAGATGAAAATGGTGTTGGGTTTATGTTTGATAAGGTAACACACACCGTTTATCTAAACGCAGGAACTGGCGATTTTGCTTTTGGTAAAACACTTCCGAAAAAGAAATTTCGTTTAATCAAGGAAAGTAATCGCAGAGTACCAAAGGGATTTAAAGAGGTTGAGTATATCCAAAGTACTGGTACTCAATACATTAGGTCTGGACTTACGATGCCAAATGGTTTTAGAATTAAAGGTTCTATATCCATAGATGATTTATCTGCTGCTGGTGGGGTGTTTGGCTGTTATACAAACGCTTCCCCATATTACAGAAACTTTTTTGATTATACAAGTGCAAAGAATTGGCTCGTTGGTTATGGCGGTGGGTCATATCAGTATTTTGGAAGTAATGTCATAAATACCGTTTATAACTTTGATATTTGTAATGTTCATGGTAAAGAGCATTTAGAAGTAAATGGTACGGGATATGCTTTTTCTCCAACTGGGAATACTGGAAATTTTACCGAACTTGAAATTCCAATTTTTGCACTAAACGTATCTGGGACTATAAGCAATATAGCAAAGATGAAATTGTATTGCTTAAAGGTTTACAATGAAAATGGTGTTTTAGTTCGGGATTATCTGCCCTGTTTAGATAGGAATAATGTTCCTTGTTTGTTTGATTTGGTTGAACAAAAGGCTTATTACAACGCAGGCTCGGGGAATTTCAGTTACGGACATACAATAACACCCGTGGAATATCTTGAAAGTTCTGGGACACAGTATATTGATACTGGATTAAAGGGTAATTTAAATACGAAAGCAGAAATACTTTATAGATACCCATCTGCATCATCTGTTTCAGGTTCTGGTCGTGTAATGGGGTCAAGAACTAATTCTATGACTAATGGTTTTGCTATTGGTACATATTCAGGAAGTATTATAACAAACGAAAGTGTTGGTGTATACTTTTCTAATGCAAACGTTGGTGATGCTACAGTTACTAAAGTTGCTATTAATACTTGGTATCAAACAATTTTATCAACAAACGGTGTATATTTCAATGGAACTAAAGAAGTACTGGTTTATGGTAGTGTAACAACATTTACTACACCCAATAACTTAAAATTATTTGGTTTTGATAACAATGGAACAATGGGATGTGGTATTGTTCAAATTTCTAAATGCAAGATTTACGATAATGGCGTATTAGTTCGTGATTTTATCCCATGCAAAGACGAAAATGGTGTTGGTTATATGTTTAATAATGTTAATCACACGTTATATGCCAATGCAGGAAGTGGTGCTTTTATTGTAGGTGATGAGGTTAAAAAAGAAAAGACACGTTTTCTTATGGAATCAGACCGCCGAGTTCCTGTCGGGTTTACAGAGGTTGAGTACATTGAATCAAGTGGTACTCAATATATTGATACTGGAATAGAACCAAAAGTTGGGAAAACTGCGGTTGATTTTATGTTCAGTTTAAATCAGCTTTATACATCTGCTGTTGGTATATTTGGTTCAAGAACTGGAACAGACCCAACAACTGGAACTGCTTACAATATATTTTCAGGGACAACCGAAGGTACTAATAGAATAAGAAACGACTGGTCTTATGGTTGTAGCACTCGTCCTTATTCTTCAAATAATTATGCTTTAACAAATACAATAACAGCAAATACAAAGATAAGGGTTCAGTTAAATGCTGACAGTTCTGCACAAATAGATGATGGCTCTTTTTCTACTTCATCAGTAACAAAAATTGATTGTGGATACAATATGCTTCTTGGCTCAATAAATACTGCTGGAACTGCTTTTGCTAATAAACCTTCTGCAAAGTGGTATTATTGTAAAATCTGGGACAATGGTGTTTTGGTTCGTGATTTTATACCCTGTTTAGATAGAAATAACACTCCTTGTATGTATGATTTAGTTGAAAACAAAGCCTATTATAATGCTGGGACAGGAACATTCTCTTATGGACACGCCATAATTCCAGTAAAGTACCTTCAAAGCTCGGGCACTCAATATATCAACACTAAGATAAATGTTTCTAACACGCTTAGATGTGATTTAGATGCTTCATTTGAAACGCCAACTGGCTCTACTGGATATTTGAACGGTGCTACAAGAGTAGAAGGTAGCAGCCAGCAAAGGTTTATGATGGGTGTAAACTCTGCAAATTATTATAGTATGAGTTTTATTGAAAACAACACAACAACGATTCTAAACGATAATAAACGCCATATTTTTGAAATAGATGCACTAAACAAAACATACAGCATTGATGGAGTTCAAAGAGGAACTTTCCCAAGTAGTTTTACGCTAACGACCCTTCCTTTATATTTGTTTAGTAGAAATGTGAACAGTTCTTCAATAGATAGCCCTGTTTATGGAAAGATATATGGTTGTAAAATGTATTCAAATAATTCCATTATATGTGATTTTATTCCTGTTAAAGATGAGAATAATGTAGGATACTTACTTGACTTAGTAACCCATTCGTTGTATTCTAATGCAGGGAGTGGTAGTTTTATTGTAGGATAAGAAGGAGAAAAAATGACAGATACACAGGTTTCACAATTAGTAATAAACAGACCCAATAAAACACAGTTTGAGGATGTAGCCCCAAACAAATATGAGGTTTGGGCTGTTGACCCCGAATTTGTCGGGAATAAGTTCTTGGGTACAGATGATGGCGGTGATATTATTGAAAAGACATTACGCAATACCGTAACCGATACCACATCATCAACCATTACGCTTGATAATGCTGTGGCTGGTACAGATTATCATTATGGGACTTTGACAAGCCTGACGGTTACAGCCAATGATACATCTGATAATGAAATCACGATTTACTTTACTGCTGGCTCTACGATAACCGTTACCTTGCCGAACACACTTCAATATATTGGTTCAGCACCTGTGTTTGAAGCAAATACGACATACGCAATTAGTATTTTGAATAACATTTGTATTGCAGGGGCAGTTGGCTAATGACATTATTCAGGGATTTACTTATTGAAAAGAAAAGACGGAAGTACTACTGCGAGGTAGAGTATCTTGAATCCAATAGTACACGATATATTGATACAGGATATAAACCAAATAACAATACAACGATTGAGTGTATTACTTCATTTACTGGTGCTTTCAATATAACCGCTTGTAGATGGACTGGTTCGCCAACCTTAGATACTTATGGATTTTTTAAATCAACAAGTACAAATCTGAATAAACCTCTAGTTTGTTATTATGGTCGGTATTCTGATGATAAAGTGTCTTATTCGTATAACTATGTTGATGGAACAAAGGTAAAGATTATACTAAGTCCCACTTTGGTTTCTGTAAAGAGTGTTGATGACGCCAGTTATATTTCAGAAGCTGACATAACACAGGCTTCATACCAATCTACATACAACCTATACATATTTGAAAACAATAATATGGGCAGTGCAAGTGGTTCTAATGCAGGAACTTGTAAAATATATTATTTTAAGATTTACGAAAATGGCGTTCTTATACGTGATTTCATTCCTGTTTTAGATTGGTCTTATGTTCCTTGTATGTATGACAAAGTATCTGGGAAGTTGTTTTATAATCAAGGGACTGGTTCTTTTACCTATGGTCGGGAAATCCACCATGTAGATTATCTTGAAAGCACTGGAACGCAGTATATTGATACAGGTATTACACTTACAAACAACCACTCCGTAGAAGTTGATTATCAACTAACATCTGCAAGCCAAAACAGAAAAGGTATATTTGGGGGGCTTGTTACAAACGGTGCTCGTTTTGGGGCTTTGTTGTCTCCATCAAATAACTATCTTGAATTTGGTTATGGTTCAACAAACGTGTGGTATCAGCCAGGACTTCCTGATACAAAAAGACACGTTATGAAGCAAGAAAAGAATTTGCTGTATTTTGATGGGTCTTTGGCATATACTTTTAACACAGCCACATTTACGCAGACTTTTACAGCCCCATTAGGAAACTTTAATTATACGAACTATTATCCTGCTACTGCAAAGTATTATTCTTCAAAATGGTGGGATGGTAATACTTTGGTTCGTGATTATAAGCCAGCGATAGACGAAAATGGTGTATGTTTTTGGTTTGACAGAGTACAACACATAATTTATGATAATGCTGGAACTGATGCATTTAAATACCCTGTAAGACAGCTTGAATATTTACAAAGTTCTGGAACACAATATATTGACACAAATTATATGCCAAATCAAGATACAAAGCTTGAATTGGTTGGTAAGTTTAACAACGCATATCCTGCTTGTTTGTGGGCAACAAGATGGTCGCAGTCGCCAAACTATGACACTTATGGTGCTTATGCTGAAAACAATACAGCTGCTATGTTGTATATCTATTACGGGCAGTACAGTAGTGGTAACTTTACCAGTGTTTCAAACTCAACATTCCTGTATAGAGATGGAAATTTTATAAGTTTTATACAAGACAAAAACAAGTTGGATTTCACAAATCTTGGTACTAATGATAATTGGACATATACGTTTGACGAAACAACGTTCCAAGCCACAAGAACTTTAACATTGTTCTACTTTAGTTCATCTTCGGCATTTGCAACCAGAGGTGGTTACATAAAATCTTGTAAAATCTGGGACAACAATGTTATGGTTAGAGATATGATACCCTGTTTTAAAGATGGTGTTGCTGGTATGTTAGATAAAGCAAACAATGTATTCTATCAGAACGCAGGAAGCAGTACATTTGGTGTTGGAAGGGTGATGGAGTCTGAATATGAATAGTATTGATGAAGACGCAGAAATTATGGGCATTAACCCAGAAACTTGGAAAAAGTTCAAGGAAATGCACCACGTTGAACAACCAGAGTTTGAAGAAATCACCGCACCGATAGATGATAAAGAGGCGTTTATTCGTCATAAAGAAGCTATGGCAAGAAGGGCTTTTTCTTGGTATCGGCTTAGTAAGAAAAAAGACAAATCGAAGCTAATAGATATTTATAACAGAACTGCTTTGATGGGAAAGCAAAGATGAAGATAACCCTATCGGAAGGAAAGGATGGGGTCGCAAGAGTTTTTGCTGATGGTAAGTTTTCGGGAATAGTTAAAATGCACGATGGTCACTTATTGTGTTATTCAAAGGGAAGACACACAACAACACAAAGCCTTCGTGAGGTTATTCGATTTTTTAATGGGGAATACGATTCGTATTACTATCGTGGAAACGAAAGATAGCTAATTTATAGTCAAAAGGCCTTCTTTTTCGTATTCACGAACTATGTTTCCTTCTTCTTTGTAGTTGTGTAAAGGAACGTAATTTGGGTCGTTGTAGAAGGAATCAACTTTTTCTATTGGCCAGTTTTTATTCCATCCATTCATTAAAAGATGTTTTTTATCACCTAAAATTTCTTCCCATTCTGATATACAGTGTTTTTCTCCTTTGTATGTTATGAAAACATTTGTTCTTTTGTTTCTAGCCTGTTGTTTCATTGTTGCCCATCTACAGTTTTTCGGACAATAATTACCATTTACATCTATTCTGTCTATTGTTAAGTCTTTTTTATAACCGTTTTTAATTGCCCACTTCATAAATTCTTCAAAACTGTTTTTCCAAAAATCACAAACTTTTATTCCACGACCACCATAATTTTTATATGAATTGTTGTTTTTGTTTTTTGTCCTACTTATCATTCCTGCCCATATATTATATAAACGTGTTCTTCTCATTCCGTGTGTTGTGTGTGCACCATTTTTTATTATTTCTCTTTTTGTGCACCCACAAGAAGTGGTGTTCCCCCTTACTAGATTATTTGGTAAAACTTCTGTAATTTTGCCACAAGAACATAAACATACTAATTTATGACGCTTTTTCCCACAAGGCATAATATGCAACGAGCCCCTTTTTAGAACAGTGAGCTTTCCAAATTTTTTACCAATCATATCGATTTCTTTTATCATTTTATTTCTCCAAATAAAACTCATTTTAAAAATTGTGGAAATATAGTGAGTTGCTATACTTATCGGCCTGCAGAGCCTATCCACAAATTTATTATACAAAATATTTTTTAAAAAATCAATTTATTTTTAATAGTCCATCTTCTTGGTATTGTTTTACTATTTCGCTTTCTTTTCTATAATTATGAGGAACAATATAGCCTGGTGGATTATAAAACGTATCGCTTTCCCAGTCAAACCCATATAAATCTATCTGCTTTGCTCCAAACCTTAAACAAATATCAACAACCATAAAACCAGTGCTAGGTTGAGCACCTAACCTATTTGCAAGGAACTTCCTATCTCCATTAGCAACACGCAATGCTGTTGGGTTATAGTAATGGTTGCTTCTATTTATAAAGAACTTTGCTTTATACCCTTGTAGTTCATAACTTGCAAGATTACAAGCAAGGAATACCATTGTTGTAAAACTACCTTGAACATTTTTATCGTGTATAAAGCCCTTATTGAAACGTATTACTGTATCGTGTTCATCAATGACTTTCCCATTACGTTTATCAAAGATAGATTTGGCGTTTCCAACAATAGCTACCTTTTTGCCTTTTATGTATGGACGTATTACTCTTATATCCTCGTATGTTGGCTCTCCCAGCATATCTGCTTTGTCTTTACCAACATAATGGAGTATGTATGCCTCACTCTCTTTTATTGGATGTTTGTACTTTCTGTTATGGCAATAATTATATGCAACAGAAATAAACGTTAATTTATCTTTAAACAGGCAGTTAATTGCTGATTCATCGTGTTGCCACATATTAGAAGCTATTTTAGCTGTGTCGTGCCATTTTAAGAACTTCTCTGTTAGCCCAAACTCACGCAAGTTTTTAAGGTTCATCAGCATCATACCGGAAAGGGCATAACGTTTTAATCCCAACGCCATTGCTTGTATCTCACCATAGCAGTGGCTTTCTGTAACAGCTATGTACTCTGGATTAACGTCCCACAAACTATCCAATGTCTTCTGACAGATAGTATCGGCGTCCACATATAACACCTTATCAAAAGGAAGCTCTGTTAAGAATAGTTTTAAGTATGCTGTGTTGGTTATTCTATCTCCTTCACCTCTGTTTCTGAACTTCTTTGGCAGTTTTATAATGATATTCTCATCATAGCCAATGGTATTTTCTATTGGGTATTCTGATACCACATATATCTTTGCCTTTGGGTTGTGCTTTCTGTACGAAGCAATACTAACCTTTGCGTATTTGATGTAGTTTTCATCTATGCAGAACGCCAGATTCATACAACCTCCACACATCTTGCTGTATTGTTTCTTTTAGGTCTTGACTATATGTTTTAGAATAACGGTCTAGGCGAGCACAAATATCCAAAGGATATGTTTTGCCAAACATCTCCATATTCCTTTGTATAATCTTGGCGGTTTGTTCCCTGAAAGCCGTTTTGTCTTTTGTGAGCTCACCAGAGTGCCTACGATAGTTAACCAACACCTTTTCTATTAAGTGGTAATGCCTGTCAAAATGCTTAGACCAAAACCAATAATCGCTACAATGGTCGTAGGGGCTATCCTGTTCTCCAAACCTATTTTTTCTAAACATAACAGTTGGGTTTTTTATTGGTTGCCAAAAAAGAAGCTCTTTGGATATATCCTCATCTTTTATACTGAAAGTTTCTATCTTTTCTTTTTCTCCGAACCAATGAAGCCAACCAAACACACAGTCAACATCAGGATGTTCATCAAGGTATTTCTTTTCTACATCGAGCTTATCTTCTAACCATACATCATCGTGGTCACAGAAACACACATATTCCCCTTTTGCTTGGTGTAAAAGGAAGTTATACGCCTTTGCACATCCCAAATGCTTCCCACCGAATAATTTAATCCTATTGTCTTTATATTCGTTTATGCAGAACTCCAAGAACTCAGCACCATCATTGTATATTAGAAGTTCCCATTCTTTTTCTGTTTGCTTGATAATAGAAT